GATGACGGCGTTGAAGATCGCCTTGTTGGCGTTGATGACGGCACCCTTGGCGATGTGGAACGCCCGGCCGATCCAGCCGATCTGGGTGATGAGGCCGGGGATCTCGTCCTTGGCGAGGCGACCGATGAGCCAGATGAGGGCGTCCCAGAGCGGCTTGAGGTCCTTGAAGTCCTTGCCGAGCTGGAGGATGGCGACGTGGTTGTCCCTCCACGCCTGCTCCAGGCTGTCCAGGGCCTCCTTGAGGTCCTGGCCGATCCGGGTCGCGGCCTCCTTCACCCAGGGGACGAGGTTGTCCTTGAGGGCGGTCCACACGTCGTCGATGAAGTCGGCGGCGGTCTTGAAGGCGTTGCGGAACGCTGGGCCGTGCCGTTTCCACCAGCTCTCAGCGGCGGGGATGAGCTTGTCGGTGATGAAGCTGGCCGCGTTGTTGAGCGCCGGCAGCAGCGCCGTCCCGATGGCCTCCTTGACGTTGTCGAAGGTCACCTTGAGCCGCGACCAGGGGTCGGCGGCGGCCTCAGCGGCGCCGCCGAACTCGGTGGCCAGCTCCCGCAGGATGATCTTCTGGGCGCCCATGGTGTCGCCCGCCTCAACCAGGGTTTTGATCTGCTCCTTCTGCGCGTCGGTGAACGTCACCCCGACCCGGGTGAGCGCCGAGATGCCCTTGATGGGGTCGTTCAGGGCCTTCCCGAGCCGCATGGTGGTCTGCTCGAGGCCGGACTGGGTGACCTCGCCCTGGTGCAGCGCCGCCGTCATATCCAGGGCGACCCGGGTGGTCTGCTGGAAGATGTCGTTGCCCTTGCCAGTCTCCGACCTCACGTTCTTGAAGGTCAGCAGCATGTTTTGGCCGGCCGCGATCACCTCGTCATCGACGCCGACCTTGTTGGACAGGGCGGTCGACAGCCGGTCGACGTCCTTGGCGCTGACGTTGGCGACGCCGCCGGTGGCCTTGATGACGGCGGCGGTCTGCCGGCCGACCTTGGCCGCCTCCCGGGCCTCGTCGATGGCGCCCTTGAGGAACCCGGCGACCTGGATGCCGGCGAACGCGCCCCCGATGAGGCCGGCGGTGCGCTTGATGCCCCGCCCCACCACGTCGGCGGTGCGGCCAGCCTCCTTGAACCCCTTGTTGAACTTGCGGGGATCGGCGACCAGCGGCCACACGATCGGACGGGCCACAGGTCACCCCTTCACAGGTTGGCGCGGCGCAGGAGCCGCTCGACGGTCTGCTCGACCTCGCGCCGCGCCCGCCCCTCGTGCCGGGCGACGATGGCGTCGAACCGCGGGTGGCTGGGCTGCTGCACCCAGAGGTCGGTGTTGCCGAACACGGGGTGGCGCCAGCGTTTCTCCCCTTCCCACATCTGGGGCAGCGACCGCATCCCGAACGGCATGCGGCGGCCATCGACGCGGACCAGCGCCACCGGCCGCCGCCCTGACGGGCGGACCTCAACCCGGGTGACCTTGGCCAGCTGGCCGCGCAGGCTCCCCCCCCGCCGGCGGGTGCCACCGCGGCGCGAGGGGGCGGCCCGGTAGGCGGCCTTCACCTCGTCCCGAACCGGGGTCAGGATCGCCCGCAGGGAGCGCCGCAGGTCGCGGACCAGCTCCTTGCCGTCCTCGAGCTGGCGCAGTTCGCGGGCCAAGCGTTTGAGGTCGCCGGAGTCGCGGATCGTGAACATGGCCGATCGGCCCCCAAGGTGGGCGACGGACGGCCCGGCCGGGGTAGGTCGTCCGGGCGGTACCATCAGGGCGACAAGAGGAGGGACGCCATGCGCATGCTGGCCATCACCGCCGCCGCGATCGTCGGCGGGTTCGCGGGCCTGGTCGCCGGCCTGGTCGTCGGCGCGCTGGTGCCAGACACCGTCATCCCCGCCGGGACGCTCGGCTGGCCGGGGCTGGTGGCCGGCGCGGTCGGTGTCGGGTGGCTGGTCGCCCGGCTGGTTCCCCGCCGTCAGCCACCGCCGTCGTCCTCGAGCTCGACGGCGGGCTCCTGACCCTTGGCGCGGCGCATCACCCGCGTCCAGATGGCGAGGTCCCCCAGCGGCATGTCGTCGTGCTCAGGGTGAGTCAGTCCGAAGAACTCGCAGATCTCAGCGCGGACACGCGCCCGGGCTGCTTCCTGCTCGATGCCTTGGCGGCGGGCGGTGCGGGCTCTGGCCCAGGCGAGCCAGGCCCGCCGGTCGGAGGGTCCGGCTCGGCATCCCGGCCGCTCATGTCGAACACCTCCGCCGGGGGGACATCCCCAGCCTGGTCCCAGGTGAAGGCGGGATCCTCCCGCAGCTTCCAGGCCAGGATCAGCCCTTGCATGGTGTCCTCGAAGGTGTCGGCGCCGAGCACCTCGGCCGGGTCGCGGCCCCCGAGGGCGACCCGCAGGCGCCGGTAGTCGTTGGGGGTCAGCAGCGAGGCATCTGGGGGTGGCCGCTGGCCGTTGGCGGCGCTCATCAGGCCGGGATCACCACGTTCTCACTGGGCTGAACCAGGATCGTGAAGTTGGCCTGGGTCTGCGCGGGGTCCTCGAGGGTGCGGATCTTGCCGTGGCTGGCGACCTTGCACTTGTAGACGTCCATGCGGCCGGTCGTGCTCACGTCGCCGCCGTCCATGATGACGATGTACCCCTGGCTGTCCAGAACCAGCACGCTGCGGGCGTCGTTGAACCCGGTCGAGGAGGCGTAGAAGTTGATGCTGGAGTCCTCGGCGTTGATGCGGCCGGGGATCTTGGGCACGAACCGGCCCGAGAGGTCGGGGGTGTCGACACTCTCAGCGACGACCTGGAAGCCGTTGATCTCCGCGACCTCGTCGGAGAGGTCGCTGCCGGCGTTGAGTTCGCTTCGGGTCGGGGTGGCCTGGGTGGCGATCGTGACGACCCAGTAGACCTTGGTAACACCAGGTCTAATAAATCGAGACGAAGCGGCCAACTTGGTCGGCGGCATGACCCCTCCTTGTCGGGTCGGCGGTGCTAGGGTTCGGGCATGGGCAGGGCGAAGCTCGTCATGGATCCGCCGTTACCGGCTTGGGCGCGCTGGGACGCCACCCCGAGCTGGTCAGAGGCGATGCGGCTCGCGCATGAGCGATACCGGGAATGCGTCTTGGCCGGCCGCAGCTATGCGGCGCATCAGTACGTGTGGCGGTCCTACGTGCATGAGCGATATGCGCCGGGGCAGTTCTGGATCATCAGCGGGATGCCCCGAACTCGGTGATGACCCTGAGCGCGCTGGAGCTTGACCCGCGCTGGGAATGGATCTACGCGCCGACCCTCGGCGGGCTACCGGGTGCCGAGTACATCAGGGGCCGCTGCAACCACCTGGAGGTGCTGGCGGTCCATGCGGTAACCGGCACCCATGTCGGGGATCTCTGCTGGACGTGCAAGACGCTGTTCAGGACCGAGCCGGCCGATCCCGCCCGGCCGTGCGACTGGACAGCCGCTAGGTGATGGCCGGCCTAGCGTCCTAGCGCGTTACGCCGCGCTCGCTCGCGGTTGCAGGCTCGGCAGTCTCGCCAACCACTCTTGCGCCAGTAGGTGTTCTCCACCGTGAACGGGTGGCCGTTGACGCAATGGGTCTTGGGCGGCGCTTTCCTGTCCAGTTCCACATGGCAGGAATGGCAGAGCGGCAGGTAGTGCGCAAGGTCGATGCTGTACGGCCCGCGCTTTGGGTCCTGTCGTTCGTTCGGGTCGGCGTGATCGTAGGCCCATGTATCAGCACGGTTGCCGCACTGCCGGCAAGCATGCTCGGTCGCGTCCCCGTAGAGCTTGCGGAGCCGGTGGTGTACACCGCCGTAGCCAACCTCACCGCCACCGCATGCCTCGCAGAACCTCCGCCGCCTACCGGGTTCCTTCGGCCCGCCACAGCGCTGGCATGGCTTACGTTGCCGTTCGTGGGCGTGCCCCCGGCAGTAGCCATAGGCATGATGCTTCTCTTCACAGCCGTCCAACGAACATGTGGGGCTGGCGGCCGGGATACCCTTGGGCATGTCATCGCCTCTCGCTAGGCGGTGGCCAGGCCCCGGGAGTTGGCGCTCGCCGGGGCCACTTCTTACGCCATTTTAGCAGGTCAGATCACGTAATCACGCGACAAACAAAGCGACCTCCATAAAAACCGATCAGCCCGACCTCCTCGATCCCCAGCGGGTCGAACCGGGTCACCAGGCAGCCACCCCGCCCGACGACCCCGCCCAGGGATGAGTCGGCGGCGATGGCCGCCGGGATGGACTTGGCGCCGGTCGGGTCGGCGTAGGCGGCCAGCTCCAGCTGCCCCACCCGGTCCATGGCCGAGGAGACCAGTACGGTGATGGTGGGGTTGAGGCTGGGCCGCTCGTGGGGGTTGAGGCCAGCCTGGTAGGACTCGACGGCAGGCACCCCTACAACGGCCTGTGGCGGGTTGATGGCGCCGGGGATGGTGTCGGATACCCGGAGGCCGGAAATCGTCGCCAGGCGGGCTTCTATGCCCTGCATGATGGCTTCTAGCGTGGCCACGTCACAGCACCGGGACGGCGGCCTCGAGCAGCCGGTAGTCAGCGATCAGCCGGAGATACTTGGGGTTCTCCCTGACTCTGATGATGCCGAGGTCAGCCATGCCGACGGCGCCGAACGGGGCGTCGCGGAGCCGGAAGACTTCCGCCGCCATGACCCTTGTGGCCCGTCGGATCATGTCGGGGACCGCCGGCCACCCCCAAACC